GATCAGCTTTTTCAGCAGGGGATCACCCAGCTCGTCTGCAAACTCATCCTCGAACCAATCAAGAGCAGCCCGGAAGGTCAGTCGCTCGTCCACGGCTTGCAACACGTCCGGAGTCACCCTAGATGGCGTTGCCTTGAGGCGCCGTGCCAGTTTCTTGACACTTTCCTGATCTCCCAGAAGGGCCTTGTTGACCACATCCTCGAGATCGGTATCGTCTTCCTCATCATCCGACGAGTCGTCTGGCTCGTCGATCCTGGCGGCATTTCTAACACTGGCCGCAGCCTGTTGCAAATACTCGTCCGCCGATTCGACCTTTTGAGCCGAGGCGCGGATCTGCTGCAACGTCTGCCATTTCTGCTTGCCGTTCACGATTTGCAGGTAATGGCGCACGCCGTTGATGATCTTGGAGTCGCCCTCCGAGCTGTCGTCCTCGTCATCCCGCTCGTCGTCTTCATCGGGGTCGTCAGGGCCGTCCTGCGCTTCCAGACGCGCCCGCTCGCGCTCGGCACGCTCATCCTCGAGACGGGCTGCTTCCTCCTCGTCCTCGGGATCGCGGGCTTTCTTGCGCGGCACGATGCGGTCACCGTCCACGTCGTCCATCTCGGGATCCCGCACGTCGTCGACGGCATCGGCGATCGCATTGCGACGGTCGAGCTGGGACTGGTTGCGGTTATCGTTGGCCCGTCGGGCTTCGGCGGCGTTGTGCTCGCGCAGCTCCTCGGGGGTCATGTCTTCACGCTTCTTAGCTGGCATTGTCATCCTCCTCCATCAGTTGAATCTTGGCCTGCTCACCGGCAGCGATCGCGTCACCCAGCCAGGTCTGGAACATCTCGGCTACTGCGATTTTGTTCTGCTGTTCCTGGATGCGATGCCAGTCATGAGGATCTGTGGACTTCAATTGCTCCACGGCCTCGTCGACCTCTGCCTGACTGCGCTTGAGCAGGAAGTCCCCGATGGGCGACTGCAGGAAAAGCTTCACTTCTTCACCGAACACCGCCCAGCGGACGGTGTCGTTGTTGGGATCCAGCTTCATTGTAGGCTCGCTTCCCCGTTGGTGATGAACCCATGCCAAGCGCATCCACCAGTGAGCAACACGGACCGGGTCTTGGCGCCATCGACGAATGTCAGATCGTGTAACCCGGATCCCTGCGGATTCCACCTACCTGGCCCTGGCTGTCGATCATCTGGAACCTTGCCCTCGAACCAGCACAGCACGCCGTGTGTGCCCTTGGGTCCGCCATTGTCGTGATAACACTTGGGGCACAAGAACTGGATGCCGTCGGCTTCCTGCAGCGTGTCGACGTGCTTCCAGGACGTGGCGTCGATGGCCTTGATGAAGTGCGCGTCTAGTTCGGTCAGTTTCATTTAGCGGCCGGCTGAGGTTCGTCGCGGGGATCAGGCTGAAGCTGCTGCATCTCCATCGCCATCAGATGCTCAGCGTACAGCCGAGTGTTCTCGTGCTTGTGCTTCATGGACGTGGTGGTCAGGGCCGTGGCGTTCTTCTCGCGGGCCGTCTGCAGTTTGACTGCGTTCGACTCGTGCCGGTCGTGCAGCTTGAGCTGGAGCTGCTGCAGCTTCTGGCTCAGGGCCATGATGGTCTTCTGTGCGTTGGCCTTGTCCGGATCCACATTGGTCGAGAATCGGTCGCCGTTCTTGTAGCCCGACAGCGCCATGATCTCTTTCCAGATTTCCTCGAGGTTCACGCCTGGCGGTGGCTTCAAGGCCAGGCGCTGGAAAGTGCTGACCGCGAAGGCAAACCGCTGTAGGCGCGAGACTGGATCGGTGGCGCCCATGCCCACGTTCACATCCACCGTGAGCTCGTTGTCCAGCATCTCGTCGGTGACTTCGTTGACCCCGTACTTCTGGTAAATCTCGGCCTGTTCACCGGCCAGTGCCAGGATCACCTGGTCGGTCTCGTAGTGCTGCTCGAGGAGCACCAGCTGCCGGATGATTGGCGTGATGAAGGTGTCCACGTAGGTCTTGAGCATGTACTCGGTCAGCAGGTTGCTGGGCGCGGCCAGCTGCATCATGGTGCCTTCGCTCTCGCGTGGCGTGCGCTGCTGCTTCACCGCGTTGGGGCTGAAGTTGCCGGCCAGGTCGTCGAAGTCCGCGTTCAGCAGCTCCTGCTCCTTGTAGGCGCTCGAGGTCACGTCCTGCCAGGTGACTTCCTTCACATCGCCCTCTGGATCGTCCAGCAGGGTGATGCCACCCGGCACGTTGCGCACCAGACTCGGTAGGTCCACGTTCTTGCCACGCTTGGCGAACCAGCGCTTGTTGAGCACGAACTTGACGTTATCCAGGCGCTGATTCGCGACCTCGTTGGCCTCGGCCTGCAGACCCTCCACCAGCTTCGGCACACTGCTCGGCATGGGTTTGTGGGTCTCGAGGATGCTCACCCCCATCACGTAGGGCCGCTTGCCGTGGAACACGGTGTTCTCGAGCAGCTCGGGCTCGGTCAGCAGGTGCTCGCTGTTGATGGTGTAGAACTCGTAATCGTTGCCGCGCCAGCGATGGATGTGGCGATCGATCCACACGATGTCGTAATCGCTGATGTCGCGCCGCTTGCCGGTCGGGTCTTCCTGCGTGCCCATGCGGGCCTGGCGCGTGCTGTCGTCGGGGTTCTCCATGTTGCGGAAAGTCGCCTCGTCATAGAACTTCCACTTCCGGCCCTTGGGATCAGGCCGGCTCATGCGTTCCTTCACCTCGCCGTAGTACATCGGGATCTGATGGATCACGTACGGGCTAGTGTTGATCGGGTCGTACCAGTGGGCGCTCGGGTCAATCAGCAGGTTCTCGATCGGGATCAGGTCCACGCAGGGCTTATCGTCGGCCTTGACCAGGTTGCCGTTGCGATCCTTGCGGGTACTGAACTTCCAATACACATGGGCCGCGGCTGTGCCTTGCACCTGCGCGTCCTGGATGCCGCCCAGCACCACGTGAAACCAGGGGATGGTCTTGCGTAGCCGGTACTGCAGCAGCTCCTTGGTGATGGCTGCGCTGATCATCTGGGCCTTGTCCTTGCCGTTCAGGGGTTGGACGTCGATCAGGTCCAGATTGCTGAAGAATGCCGCCGCCGCCGCCGCTTCGTTCTTGCGGATCACCGTGCGGGTCTTGGGCCGGTAGATGTTGCTGCGCTTGCGGAAGGTCTCGGAGTTGTACTTGCTGGAGCCGGCGTGCTGGTTGTTGAAGGCACGGATGGAGTCCTCCCACAGGCGACGGTAGTTGCTGTCGACGTAGGTGGTGGCGAATCGCTTCGCGTCCTTCGCGCGCTGGGTCCAGTCGGGACCGGATTCCTTGGCGCCCTCGTCGGAGCTATCTTCGGTGTCGCCTTCATCCCCGTCCTGGTCTTCCTCGCCGGCCTCCCATCCATCAAACTCGCCCTCAGGTGGATCATCGATCGAGGGCGGCTGGGGCCGCATCGCCGTGGACTTGCTCATGCGAATTGCCCCTGCTGCTTAACCTTCCAATCGCTCGGGATCACCGGATCTGATCCATCCCAGGCGCCGCGTCGATAGCCGAACAGCTCCAGCATGGCTCCACCGGCGTGGATCGCTGACTTCACCACCTCTTTGTGGCTGCCCAGCTTCTCCTTCGGCATAAGAAACCCGAACCCGTCACGCTTCAGAAATGCGGCCACCGCTGCATTGATCACGGTGTGTTTGACGATCATCGCCCCGCCCTGGAATGACACCAGCCACGGATGGTTCGGGTAGTGCTTATCGAGCTGCTGCCAAATCTCGCAGGCCAGCTGCAGGTAGGACGACTCCTCCGGATCGCCCACTTCGATGAACTTCATGCCGAGGTCGGTCATGGACCTCTCCGCGGCCGTCGATAGATGCCGGTCTCGCCTAAGTCTGTGCTGTCGAAGCGTCGGCCGTTGCTGAACTGATACGCACCATGATCCGGCGCCGAGAACTCGCTGCCCCACTCACGCACCACCATCTCCTTCAGGCTGAAGTTGCGCGTAGTGACGGGCAGGCCGTTGCTGGCTGGGATCTTGGGCAGTGCCATGGTTAACCGTCCTCGAGGGCCTGCAATTGCATGGTGGTGGCCTCACGCTCGCGGTACATCTTCAGCTCGCCCCACATGCGTTCGACCTGGTCGGCCTGGATCTGGGCGCCGGCCTGGCGCATGCCGCGCACGATGGCTTTGACGTCCGACTCGGTAATCTGCTTCGCGGCCATCAACTGTACTCCGGCTCTAATATCGTTGAATCGATGTGCTCAGGCGGCCTTGGATCCATGTCATAAATTCTCGACACAGCGTCGATTAAATCCTTTTTGCCACCGAACGGAAAAAAATGCGTCTCTTGCTTGAACACTTCGGTTAGGTCATAAGCGTGCCCGTTTTCGTCACGCCGTGCAATTTTGGCGCTTAACCGGTACTCGTACCCCGCCTGCACCATGCGGATCTGCTGCGGGGTGAGGTTCTCGTAATCTGTCGGGTGGGGGATGAATAGCCGATGGCCACGGATGTCTGGTGTCAGGCGCTGCACGCGGTCCACCTTGCTGCCCGGTCCCTCGCTGGGCCACTCCAGCTCCTCGATCTCGAAGTTCAGCTGTTCGGCCTTCTTGCGTTCGTTGAAGTAGTCGATATCTGCGATCGCGCCGTATCGCTCGTACCCGACCTTGATGCCCATCACGCCGGGTGCCGTGCGCCACTTCTTCCACAGGTCCCGCATGCGTTGCCAGCGCTCCATCAGGTCCATCTTGTGTGCGTATCCGTCCAGCAGGTACTTGCGGCCGTCGTAGGCAATGCCTAGCACCGCCATGGCCGTGTTGTCGGATCCTTTGCGCTTGGATCTGGCGGGGTCGACCATCAGGTACACCATCAGGCTCTCGGGCCTGGCTTCGTACACCTGCAGGTCCGTGACGTCGAACATACGCTGGTGTCCGGCCAGCGGGTTGAGCAGCAGCTGACAGGCCACCGTACTCTCGAGCTGGTCGCGCTTCTTGCGGTCCCACACTGCCTGGCTGAAGAGCACCGGGCGCCCATCCATCGTGCCGTCGTGGGTGGCGGGGTAGTTGCGCAGGATGGCGGCGCCGCGCTTGATGATCTCGTGATAGGTGTCGGCATAGTGGAAACGGGTGCCGACGTGCCACTTGCGTCCGTCGGTCGTGCCCAGGTTGTCTGCCAACGACCACGCCTCGGTTGTCTTCTGGATCTGCTCAGGCGTGCCGACGCTGGCTTCTGTGACAACGTCGTCGAAGTCCATCAGCTTGAAGTGCTTGGAGGTGGGCTGACCATCGACCAGGCCCCATGCCTCGATCGTGCCCTCTTTCGGGTTTCCCTTGCGCTTGACGACGATGCCGGCATCCAGTGACCACCGCGGGCTCTGGGTCTCCGGGTCGTCGTACAGAACATCGGGGAAGGCTTCTTTCAGCAGCTCGTTGCCGGTCAGCTCCTGCTTGATCTGGTTTAAGAACCCTTTGGCGATGCTCTTGGTGTGGCTGAAGATCGCGATCGTGATCTCGGGATCCTTGAGCACCTCCTGGATCAGGCCGGCGAAGGTGATGATCGTCGACTTGTAGTGCTCGCGGGCCCAGATGTCGATGTGGCCGTCTGGATCCAGTTCCACCTCGCGGCAGCGCGCGAACAGCCAAGGGTGCAGCGCGTCTTTACGCTTGAGCACGTTCACCAGCAGGTAGTACCGATCGGCGAGGCAGAGGGTTCTAATCCCCTTCAGGCAGGTCCCGCCCTTCGTCGTCGTCTCCCAGATCGGGATCACTTTCTCGAACGGCAGCGACAGGTACGCTTCCTGCTGTTGCCGCAGCGTGCTGATAGAAATCGCGGAGGAGTTCGGTGCTGCCATAGGTGTGCCGGTGCTCGATGGGTTGGCCGGGTGGCGTACTGACCTCTACCGCCTGCTTGACCGGCTCGCCCTTCCATCCCATCTGCGTCTTGGCCCACCAGATCAGCAGAGTGGGGTTTCCCTTGATGGCTTCCTTGTACGTAGTGCTGGCGATCTCGAGGTTGGCCTTCGCCTTGCCCGCTTTCAGCTCCAGTTTGTACTTCTTCCGCAGGGTTTTGTCGGTAATCCCCAGCAGTGTGGCGATGTCTTCGTGAGGCAGTCCCATGCCGGAGGCCGCTTCCACCGTCTTCTGGGTCTCGGGGGTCGGGGAGTGAGTAATGGACGT